GCGCTTAGTTACTGACGCCGGAATCGTTATTATGGATGATATTCTTCACCCTCATTGGCTGGGTGTTATTGGAGGAGTAACTGAGTACCTTCGCACACATCCAACACTTGTACCTTTTGCTATTGGATATAATAAGCTTTTTCTTTGTAAGATGAGCTATCACTCTAAGTATATAGAGGAATTAAAAAATAACCCCTACTCCCAGCAACTTGTCACTTTTATGGACAAGGAGCTCTGGGGAGTAGAGGCTATTAGTTGGCTTAATTAGGCCTGAGCTTCAGACCAGGATAGTCGGCCAAGAACTGATACCGGAGTTGTTGCAAGGTTTGTAACAACGATTGTTAGAGTATCGGGGCCGTCTGGGTAAACACCGCTGTTGTTGTAAGTTCCTCCACCACCAAGGATTGAGTTACCTAGATCACGGACGTTAGAGAAGTCGATCGAACCAGTTGAGTTAGTAAAGAATCCGCCGGTTACTTCACCACCAGTTACTCCAACGTTTCCACCAGCATAGTCAGCGATCTGAGCCAAGCTTGAGTTTGGAGTCAAAACCTTGTTGCTAACTGCGTTAGTCCAAGCGGTGTTCGTAAGTGTCAATGATGCGCCTGGGTTAGCGTTTGGTGTAGCATTCAAGAATGCCTGCACAAGCACGTTACCGGTTCCAGCGCTGTTAAGTAGTGAGATATCTAGCGCCTTAAGGATGAGCTGCATACGGTTAAGTAGCTCACGTCCTCCTATTGGAGCTGTGATACCTGTATCAACAGATGGGGCGATACGAATTGACATAAGCGCCTTAGATGATGCGCCTGTAAATGTAGCGTTAACGTTAGTTAAACTAAGGGCAGTACCGCTGTTTGAAACAGTGATAGAGGTAGTTGAGTTTACGGCAGTTACATATGTTCCATCAGGAATACCTGTACCTGTAACCAACATACCTGGAACAATGTTTGAGTTAGCAGTTGATAGGGTCAGTGTATTTGACGCTGTTGAGTTCAACGTAGCTGTGGTTCCGCCTAGAGGCGCAATAGCTGTTGCAGTAGTCTGTCCATAAGTGAAGAGGAGCGACTTATCATCATCAAAGCGACCATCCATGATAATAGATGTACCCCAGTGGGATAGTCCAGGACCATAGCTTGGGAACGCTAGCTCTACAGCTGTAGGAGCTGTAGCTGAATAGGTGTAAGTGTTTCCTGAAGTAGTCGTTGTATTAACAGTTCCTGCTGTACCAACAGCTGGGAAGATTGTAGCTACAGCGCTCTGAGGAAGCAAGGTTGACTGTGAGAGTGTAAGTGTAGTTCCTGAGATAGCCGAGACAAATGTTCCATCAGGTACTGATGGGTTAATTACACGTTGTCCTACCTGGATACCTGCAGCAGAGCTTACAGTAACAGTATTTGAGCTTACTAGTACGTTAGTTACTGAACCTGCGGTAGGGGTTGTACCACCAGTAGCAACATAAGTAACAGATGTGCTAGTAGTAGACTGAACAACATAGGTATTTGAACCGCCACCAATTGTACCTGTACCAGCTGTTGCAGTAAGGGTAGCTCCTGGGTACGCACCGGCAGTGCTGGTTAGTCCAGTAATTGTTGCTGTCCAAGGACCAGAACCGGAGATAGAACCTACAGTTCCTGTTGCTCCTAGGTTTGGAGTAGTAATAGTGGCTGTGCTTGCTCCGCCTTGTCCACGGGTAAGGCCTGTAAGGGTATTGGAGTAGACGCCATTGTTTACTGGGTTACCTGTGTAGTTCATGAGCTCGTATGACGAACCATTTCTTACAATGATAGATCCAGAAGATGGGAAGGTTGAGCTGTCAGCTACTGTGATAGAAGTATCTGTTGGGTTGATAGTAACTGCTGTATAAGTTGCAGTTGGGTATGTTGCAGACTCATAGCGGCCAGGCAAGTTACCAGAGCGCATATAGGCTGTAGCACTATTGTTGTTATTTGGCAGACGGTGTACCCAAGCAATGTTTCCACGGTTGGTACGAAGACCCCAGCGGATCGATCCTGCACCGTACCAAGAGAAGTCAACAAAGAACATCTGCATCTTGGATAGGTCTAGGTTGTAGCCTGTTGGGCCGTGACCATCAAGCTGATCAATATTGAACTTAGCCTGAGGAATACGAGTGTTGACTGTCTTTGAAACAATTACCTGGTTAGCTGTTACTCCACGATATGCAGGAGAGATTGTCAAAGAGGTATCTGAAGCGATATCCTGAACACGGTAAGACTGACCGCGAATAACAATCCAGTCACCTGGAACAAGCTGCTTGTTAAAGATTGTTGGATACTGGGTGCTACCTGTAACAGTAGATGAACCCTGGGTTACAGAGACACGTCCAGCAACCTGGTAAACAGATGCACGACGTACTGCGTATACGTTCTGACCATCAAACTCCCAGTAAGCACCGTTCTGGTTATCAAAGATACCGAGACGAGTCTGTGCTCCGTACCAAGCTGTGGTTGATACGTATGGTGTTCCTGTTGCAGTTGTAGCGTTAAGAAGTGCGGTGTTTACATAGGTAAACTTTGTTGTGCTAATTACGTTAGCTACTGTAAAGGTTCCGTTGTATCCGGTATCTGTTGCGCCGTAGATTGTGATCTGATAGCCAGGTTGGAAGTTATGCTTTTCCTTAGTGGTTACAACTACTGTAGAACCAATAGCTGTACCTGTAGCAGTAAGGTTATCAATGTTCAATGTAGGCTTCAAGATAGTACCTGAAGACATTGAGATTGCCTTACCTGATTGGTAACGGAAGTAACGGCGAGTCTGACGAACCAAAGACTGGTTGTTAGATCCTGCGTTAGTCTGGAAGATAACTCCACCATCAAATGCGCGGTGAGCAACCTGACCCTGTGGACGCATATAGATAGCTGCGTTGAATGTGTAGGTTGTAGCGGTTACTGCGGCAGTAAGCGGTGCAGACAAAGTAATCATGGCAGTTGTTGCAGCAGATGCTAGAGATACTGCGGTGACAACTGAACCTGATGGGATACCAACACCAGTTACTGTCATACCTACTGTAATAGTAGCAAGGATAGCGTTAGTAGCTGTTACAGAGAGAATGTTAGAACCGATAGCTCCAACAGAGCCAGAAGCTGCTGTTCCAGTAGTGGTTGCTGTAGAAGCCACTGTTCCTGTAAGAGTTGATGGGGTGTAGTAGATAAAGCTTGTTGGGCCTGTGATAGATGCCACAGCATAGTTACCGTTAAGGCCATAAGCTGTAGGGGCAACACCAGAAGTGATTCCTGAAGTACCGTTAACAATAATTTCATTACCGATAGAAAGTCCGTGAGGAACAGTCGTGGTAACTGTTACAGCAGAACCTGCTGCGTTAGATACATAGGTTACTGTTGGGGCTGCGCCAATAGTAGAGTTTGAGTAGAAGACTTCTGGGATAATGAGGGTCTTGTTCGTATCTAGAAGAGAAGCACCAGACCATGTAGAATCGATAGGTGTCTTAGCTGTGTAAGTGAATGTGTTTTCCGCTGTACGTGCATCAACAGTGTATCGACCAGAAGCAGAGAGAGAAAGAGGGTCGATTACGTTAATAGGTGTTCCAACTGGAGGAACTACACCGGCTGTAACTGTACCTGTAGTAAGAGCTGTAGGAGCAGTTGGGAAAGTAGTGGTGTTAATTACAAAGCTTGTTGATGTAGGTACTGCAATGATAGGTACAGCAGTTACGTTGTAGGTTGTAGGAGATGTAGCAGCAACAGTTACATACTGTCCTACAGAGAATCCGTGAGCTGCGCTAGTTGTAAAGGTAGCCTGTGATGTAGTTGAGTTACCTGTTACAGATGTAGCTGTAGCTGTAAGAGTTGTTACAGATACTGTAATTGTACGGCTACCTGCAGCAGTAAGTGAAGAAGGTGCTGTGATACCTGAAACGTTTAGAGCCGCATATGGGAAGCCCCATGAAGTTGGGCGGTTATTAATTGTAGAGACTGATTCCCACTTAGACTGCTGAGCACCATATTCAAAGTCAGTTTCGATAAGTGCCTGAGGAGTTGAGGTCTTTAGCTTACCGACGCCATCTTGATATTCTTCTGAAGGTTGAAATGATTCGACGTACTCATCGATAGTTACCTGGATTTCATCTCCTGATGAAAGTCCTGAGGTGTTGTACTTAAGGGTAATAGAGGTTGTCTCGGTACCGTCAGAGTTAACTACTGAGCTGTAGTTTGTATAACCTAACGAAGGGTCAGAGAAGTTATAGAGTACCTTATTGGCAGTGATGTCCGTTATAAGGATGAGGTGCTCTTGTGGTACATAGTGCGGGAAGGTAATGATGCGGTTTACTGGGTCAAACGTATACCACGTTTCCTTCATAATTTTTCTTGCCATGGGCTAAGGTCTCCTCTGAGTATTGTGTAGATAGTATAGCGTATTTTCTAGGCTGTAGGCCTTGTATTGTAAATTGTTGGGGTATTTCCGGCATTCACCCAGGATATATAGTCCAGGAAATCCGGGTCCTGGTCGCTTTGGCAAGGAGCTACCACCTTCTGGTCGCTATCCCTAATTACTAACGATTCGTCTAAAATAATAGTATACATTATGCTTCCGTCTCTACATACAGGCCTGCATGGTCTATATCCACTGCTGAGGCAGTAGCGTTGTTGTTTCTCCAAGAATGGTGGGTAAGGCCAGTAGTAGCCGCAGGTAGGGCTACGCCTGCGTTGCCTGAAAGAGTACCTGAAGTTGTAGCCCCGGTGGTTAGGTTTGTAAACGTGTAGTAAATTACCGTGTTGCTGGTAGATGGGCTGTAAAGGGTAAGCTCATATAGGTTGTCACGGCTAGCGGTAACATATGGGAAGTTAGTGGATCCCAAATCAATAGGTGTTTGGGCAGCAGAGCCCCCCCAGAATATCTTCCAAGAGGTATCTGCGGCGCCTTGTCCTACCCCAATACAGTTAGTAAAAGTAGAGGGTTCCGCGTTTGTAAAGCCTGCAGTATTAGAGGAAAGCCCTACAAAAGTACGTGCAGCAGCAACAAAGGTAGTTTCAGTAGCGGAAGCGATTCCGAAACGAACTGAGTAATAAAATCCTCCACCAGTTAAAGCGGAGCCGGTACCTACAGTAAAAGAAGCAGTAGCTGTACGGTAACCTGCAGCAGCTCCTGCGGTTGCTGCTGATGGGTAAGTTAGCTTACGTGTACGTGTATATAGATTGGTAGTTGCCCAAGTAGCAGCTGTGGCGGTTCCGTAAGCGGTAACGGTTCCAAATCCTTCAGAAACAACAGTGGTGGCGTTAATGGCTGAGGGATAGTGACGCCAAATAGTACGATTAGCTAGGCTGTTTTGAATAACATGAGATGTAGTGGTTGGTCTCAAAGGTTTTCTAGTAAGGTTGCCTACAGTGTTGTTATCTGTATTTTGGTTAAACACTATAGATGTAGTTCCAAGAATGTCTGTGGCTTTAACGGTAGAGATCCAAACTGTTCCGCCATTAATAATCCCTTGATCTACAGGAACAATGGCCACTGCCAGCTTTGCAGCTGTGTCGGCGTCATTATCACGAGTAAGAACCGTCTGAACAGCAATAGTTCCGGCTACAGAAACTATATAGATACCGTTTTGGGTTTTATCTGTTTGGTCCTTAAGAAGAACTCGGTCACCTAACTGAAGAAGGTACCCGTCAATATATTGGATACCTGTAGCAGTAAGAGTTAAGGTATTTGATGCGTATGTTCCAGCTATATTTGTTCCTGTTGTAGCTGCAGATACTTGTTCCTTTAGCTGGAAGCTAACCCACTCAGGCGCAGCCGATGGCCCATAGCTCATAGCAAGTTGACCAGCAACTCCTGGATTACCCTCTAATTGGATAGGCCCATTAAACTTAGATGTTCCGTCAGAGGAAAAAGTGGACTCTACAGAAAGATTTTGTACATCAAAAGTATCTGTATACGGCCACTGTGGCTTATGAATTCCCATTACGCACCTGCTCCTACTAAGATATCCATTGCATCAAATGGATAATATGAAGTAACTGTTGGAATATCTGGTCCTGCTGCTAAGTACACGGTACACATAGATCCCGCCGGTACCGGTTCAGGAAATACTAGATATCCATCACTATCAATAAAACAAAAATCTGGAGTAAAGACAGATTGGTATACGTAGTCAGGGTAGTACATAGCCTGAGTAGCGCCGTTGATAGTAACAGTTAATCTAAATGGGTTTGTTACTGGGTACGGAGATCCTTGATAGAGAAGCTGGAAGCGAGTTTCTTTATCATCAAAGTACTTTTCAAAACTATCAAAATACAGTGTCTGCTCTAATTGAGGTTGACGAGAGTTGGAGACTGTATTAAATGTGATTGGGGTTACGCCAAGAGTATCTAATGTGCGGTTAGAGGAAGCCCAAATAGTTCCGCCATTTGTTGCACCACCAGAGACTGGAACAATCATGGCAGCAATCTTTGTCATGGTATCCACGTCGTTATCTCTTACTAATACCGCTGAGCCAGATGATCCATCAGCAGTAACAATATACATACCGTTGGCTGTGTAATCCGGTGTAGTCCAGTTGAGTTGATCTTTAACAAGAATACGATCACCAACTACTGGGGTATACCCATCAATGCGCATAGTTCCAGAAGAAGACAAAGTAATAGTATTAGAGGAATAAGTTCCTGTCAAATACGTAGTTGTAGCTACAACTGCTTGTTCTTTAAGCTGGAATGACACCCATTCAGGTCCCCCATTGGAGATATCTCCGTAGGACATAAGAAGTTGGCCTGCAGTTCCAGCTGCAGTAGTTGCGGTTTGACCAGAGGCATTGCCAAACAAAACTCCTGCTGGAGTAAGGCCGGAAGGTAGAGGTCCTTGTACGCCTTGATTACCTTTTAGGCCCTGTGTGCCTTGTAAACCTTGAACTCCCTGAAGGCCTTGAATTCCTTGTACGCCTTGATTACCTTGGATACCTGAAGAATAAGGAAGACTATTCCATGCAGCAGTTCCAGTACCTACTTTAAACTTGCCAGTATCTGTCTCATACCCTGGTTCGCCATCAGCAAGGGTAGGGTTAACTGAAGTCCACTGAGACGCAGTTCCCCTACGGTATTGGATTTGAATGGCCATGGTTTTACTATACCACCGTTCCTGCATCGATGGCGGTTATACCGCCGTAGTTAGAGTCTGGAGCGCCGCCATCTAAGTCGGCAAGTGAAGTTCCCCCTGTACCAGTACCTGAAGGTCCCTGTACTCCTTGTAGGCCAAGTAATCCTTGAACACCTTGGACCCCTTGAGAACCACTTCCGCCACTGCCTGTTCCTGCAGGTCCTTGAATACCTTGTAAACCAATTCCAGCAGTTCCTTGAATAGATTGTCCTGCCGCACCTTGCAGTCCTGTAATACCTTGAAGACCTTGGGTTCCGTCACCGATAGATCCTTGTAAACCTTGGGTTGATATTCCTTGAATACCTTGTGTACCCTGAATACCTTGTGTTCCAGATCCAGATGTTCCTTGTAATCCTTGGATTCCAGATCCGGTTAATCCCTGATTACCTTGAAGCCCTTGAACTCCTTGTGTACCTTGAATAGATCCAGCAGGGCCTTGAAGTCCTTGAATAGAGGTACCTTGTAAACCTTGGTTACCCTGTAGGCCTTGAGTTCCCTGAATAGAACCGGCAGGTCCTTGCAAGCCCTGCAAACCAGTTCCAGTAAGACCTTGGAAACCTTGAAGACCTTGTAGCCCCTGAAGACCTTGGTTTCCTTGCAAACCTTGGATACCTTGGATAGACGTACCTTGTAAGCCTTGGGTTCCTTGAAGGCCTTGTAAACCTTGAGTACCTTGCAACCCTTGAACGGATGTTCCTTGAAGGCCTTGGTTTCCATAGTGGCCTTGTACGCCTTGTACACCTTGTAAGCCTTGAGTGCCTTGTACGCCCTGTATACCTTGAGTTCCAGCAGTACCCTGAATACTTTGGCCTTGCAGACCTTGTAGGCCTTGAACACCTTGCATAGAGCCAGCAGGTCCCTGAAGACCTTGAATACCATCATGTCCCTGGTAACCAGAACCGCCTTGTAAGCCTTGAATTCCCTGAACACCTATTGGTCCTTGGTATCCTATAGAGACGGTATCTAAAGATGAGTCAATTACACTGATTACCTGTTGCACTGAAGACGTGCAAGATGAGCAATCACATCCGGTTGGATGAGAAGAATATATGATCGGCATTAGAAGGGTCCTAGCGGATTGCTAACCTGTGCGTGCGTAAACACTTTTCCGTATAGGTATGTCTTAACAGAACCATCAGCTGCAGTTAGCTGTAGATCGTAGTAAGAAACGTTAGGGAAGCTTGTAGTGGCGGATCCAGGTAGTTTCATAGTAAGGATGTCTACAATTCCCCCAACTGTTGATGCAGACTTTGTAAATGTAAACGATGCAATAATTACAGGTCCTACCATACTTCCTGGAACAGAAGGGTAGAGACGAATTTGAGATAGAGGCGTGTAGGCTGAGATATCAAATGAGAATTGAACAATCTCTGTAAAGTCGTCTCCAGCATAAAGAGTAAGGTCTTTTACCTGAGCTGTAGTTGCCGGAGTAACGTCTCCATAAGTAGGCATAGAAAGCAGTACTCGCTGCGGGATAGAACCATCGTCCACTTCTTGTGGGCGATAGATAGGGACATAGCGATTTGTTAGGCGGCTGATACGACGTAGAGTAAATGTCTCAATACGGTGTAGGCCAATATTTAACAATACGCATAGTTCACGGTATTGTTCTTTACGTTGTTGAATGATCTCTGAGAGTTGGCGATAACGCTCTGAACGTGGGATAGATACGCCATCAGGAGAAATAATATCGATATCAAATGAGGCGTCAGTAGCTAGGGCATAAAGTGCCAAAGTAGAGGCCAAGATAACTAGTGGGTATTCCTCGACCACTGGAAGCGTGCTCATAGTAACGAGGCTTCCGTTGCTGTCAGTAGAGGTTCTGGCATGCTCTGCAAATGCCGTGTTGATGTAGTAGCAGATCTCTGAATCTGTGAAGTACCTAAAAGCAGTTCCAACCACTGTGACGATTGAATTATTGGCCGGGGCCACTGCCAGGGTTATAACCCCTGTGCCCTCTTCTACGATAGTAGTACTAGAGACATCTGTAGTTGTAGAGCCTGCGGTCACCTTGATAACCAAAGTTGCGCCTTGTACAGGAGCTTGGTTAAGCTGGTAGCGGGTGGTGATTCCGTCGCCGGTAAACGTATCGACGAAAGAACGTGCGGTATCGCCAAGTTCGGCGCGTAATACGTTAGACAGTGATGCTAATGTGGCCACAGATCCTCCATAAAGGCTATGTGCTAATCATCTAATAAAACCCTTGATTAGTCAGGTTAAAAAAGGCTCAACTCCGACAGGAGGGCGGTTGTCGGAGTTGAGCGGACTATAGAGGATATTAATTCCTCTTACAAACGGCTAGACAAGTAACCTTTTTCTTCAAGATGAATAGAAAGGGCTTTTGAAACCTTGTACTTCTTTCCAGCTTTAAATGAGTAAAAGTTACCTGCACCAAACACCATCTGGTCGATATCTTCCGCAATGCGTACTACGACCGAGTCGTCAGCTAGGGATACTCCCACGCTTTCAACTTCATCAATAATTGTTGGGGCTGATGGGTTATGAGTCACATCGGTGACTTCGACCTCATCCTTATACTCTTGTGTACGAGTAGCCATTGAAATTTCATTGGCACGAGCAGCTTGCTGCTCAGCCACTGCCTTGAGTTGCTCTTCACGTTGACGTCCTGTAACGTCAGATACTTTTGCTTTTGACACGATTAGTGTTCTCCTTATAGTTGTTGGGGTGGGGGAGACAGGGCTACTGCCTCCCCCGGGTTAAATTAGTTGGTTTCTGCGATAACTACAGACTGATCGGTGATAAGACCGAGGCCGTAGATTGCGTACCAAGCGAGTGCGTGCTCACGACCGAAGTCAAGAATACCGCCATCGCGGAGTTCAACTGGAAGTGAGATAGCGTGACCGAATGCGTTATCTCCAATGAAGATAGCTGAGTAACGGTCTGCGTTACCATTACCTGTCTTACGAACAGGAGTTGTGTAACCCCCACCAGTTGGGTAAACGATAGATGCTGGGTCTACAGTTGTATCAGTTGTATAACCGGTACCTGCACCGATTGTTACATTGTCGATCTGGGTTGTCTCATTGATGACTGTGTCGTACAAGCGACCGATTTCACCGAGCATGAAGTTACCTGGAGCTGCGTACTTGGTGACTTCAATGAACTCTGAGTTATCGCGAAGGCGACGGCTCTGGTGAGGGTGGACGAATGCAACGTAGGTCTCACCGAGGCGAGGAATGTTACGTGTTGCAAGGGTCTCAACTGCGTCCTTAACGGTACGTGTTGAGAGGAAGTTGTTACCTGTCATAGAAGCACGTGATGTACCGTTTGTGCCGTATGCGTAGAGGTTGTTACCTGCAGCGTTAGCAGCTGAAGAGTAGAGACCTGAACGATCTTCACCGTAGATAACAGATGAAGCAGCCATAAGTGTGTCACGAGCCTGGCCATCAAGGTAGAGAGCCATGTTGCGACCAAGAAGACGTGAAGCTGAAGCCATTACGTCATCGAAGGAAGCGTTAAGTAGAAGCTCAGATACTGCGATTGCGAATCCATGCTCTGCAACAGTGATTGAGAACTGTTGAGCTGTCAATGCGTTTGTTGACATACGGACGCCTTCAACAAGAGCTGAAGCGTTTCCGAGGTTGTTATAACGCATGAAGTTGATCTGGAGACCAGGAGCTACGCCAAGTTCTGTCTTCTTAACTGCGAATTGTTCAAAACGCAAGATAGGCATTGATTGGAATAGGATTTCCTTAGACCAGATGGTCTGAATTGCTTGTGTAAGCTGGCTGTTAGCGCCAGAATACGCTGTTGGGGCAGCGGCGAGATTGCCGGTACCTGTTACGGCTGATGCCATGTCGGTGTTACTCCTTGTTCATATATGTTGGGGGGTAGTTATTTAGTTTTTAACCAAAGATTCCTTTGTCCGACCCACGTCCCATTCCGAGACGATCGCGAACTTTTGCGTATTCAGTAACCGACATTGCGGCAATTTGCTCCGCTGTAAACTGTTGTTGGTCCGAATTGTTTTCCATGGTTGGAGGCAAAGTAGGCTTTGTTCCGACCATCTCACGACGGGCTGAACTTAAAGCACTCTGTGCCGAATCTAGAATCTTAGAGGATCGATCTCTAAGTCCAGTAATACTGTTTTCAATCTCTTCAGGAGTATTTCCTGAGATTAGATCTACAAGCTCAGGGATAATATTATCCTGTTCTTCCTGTACGCGACGATTGCGATACTCTGTAATAGCAGCGTATTGACGTTCACGTTCTACTAACGCGAGATTGCGTGCGTTTTCGTTACGAATCTCTTCTAGCTGCTTCTGCCATTCTTTCTCTTTGAGATCGAGTAGCTCACGTGTGCCCATCTCTGCTTCAGCTTTCTTACGAGCTTCTTCTTCCGCTTCTTTGCGTAGACGCTCTGCTTCTGCTAGACGCTCTTCACGATCTTTAGCTAGAGTTGATACTTCTCCTTTTAGAGATTCAATTGTGTCGTAGAGCTTGTTTTTTTCTTGCTCACGTACTCGCTTGATATCATCTTCAGTGTATGTCTTTTGTTCTACGAACTGAGACGAGGCCACTGTAGTGCTTGCTGTAGGGGCGGGGGTTCCTTGAGCTTCCATATTGAAAGCTGCTTGAGCCACTGCATCCGTTACAACTGGAGATGCTTGTTCTGACATAGTTGTTCCTTTAGGTTAAGAGGTCGTTGTCCGATTTAGTGCCACGATGACCTGCGGGTTTGTTTGGTATATAGCATGACAAACATTTGTTCTGTAGTCATGCTAAAAGCTAGTTTGTTTGCCCCTTGAAATCATCCATTGCTCCGCCGTCTTTGTCGGCCGCACGCCACTGTGGCATCTTAGTACCATAGGCTTCCGTGACCAACTCTGACTGCATCTGAGCAAGAGTCTGTTCTTCAAATGGGGTGATAACTCCAGGTTGTCCTAGAGGTCCAGGGCCTGTTCCATCACCAGGTTCTGCTCCAGGAGGCATGGTGCCATCTGGCATCATTCCGGTTAAAGAGGTGATAGCTGAGTTAATCTGTTGCTTGATAAGGTTGATAGCTCCATCAGCCTTAGCATCCTTGATAAGCTCTGCACGAATTTCTTCGAGCTTTTCTGCTGGGAACTCTTCGCCAAGCTGACGTAGAGCACCTTCACGGCTTTCAAGATTCATATTCATCTTCTGCTGGATTTCATTGAGGACGATGAGCTTATCCAGTGGAAGAGGTTGTGCGAAGTGAACAATGGTCTCGTAGGTTAGAGGATTGTTCAAATCTAGCTGTGTGAGCTGGTTTTCCTTGATAGGACCATTAAATACTGGGTTGTATGTGAACATCTCAGGCTCTTTAAAGGCCAAGGTACGAAGTACAAGTTCATTGATACGGCGTAGTCCCTCACCATATTGTACAAGCTTTTGCTGGTACCTATTCATCAATGGTTGGTACTGGATAGAAAGAGCAACGCCAGAGGTGTTAGAAATAGGCTGTACCTGACCAAGTGCGGTCTCTGGTACACCGATCATCTCATGCATGCCCGTCTTAAGCATTTTAAGGTACTCCAGAGCCCCCATGAGGCCTTGTCCGCCACCTTCTAGGTTAAATACCTGTGCGTCCTTTGGAAGGCCTCCCCAGACCTTTTTAGGGCCCTTCTCAAGGGCGGATGCTTTAGCTCCGGTAATAACCGTAACTGGTGCGGCGTGGTAGTTAACAATGTCAGCGATATCTGTAGCAGTCTCGTTATAGGCGCGGTTTAGCGTAATAACGTCATGGCAATCAGAAAGCCCCCAAGGAGAACCCGAGACGAGGACATTGGGGATGTGAATAATAGGCACAACCCCGATAGGATTAGGGCGGGAGTCAATAAGTTCATCATTGATGTACTCCTCAATGCGGTCATCAGTAAGGATTTCAGTATAGGTGTAAACCTGACGTGTGCCCTCTACAGATGTACCCCAGAAGCGGTACTTGAGCTTGAAACGAATCAAGCGTGAACGATCGTGTGGGTGGAACTCTGGGAAACAGAAAGATGAGTTTAGAGGAAGGATGCGAACACGACCAGGGTGCATTGCTCCTACTGAGTCTTCATAACCCTCTTCGTAAGCTACCTTGACAAATACGTCTCCTGATACGCCGCCTTGCTGTCCCATTTCCCATAGGACACCGTGCTTGTTGTTGTCGATCTCCCAAACACGCTTTAGGATATCTGGGACGATTGCCTCTGTAGCTAGAGGGCTACGGAATGAAACTCCGCGTCCAAATGTAAAGTTAATAATAAAATCTGTAAATGCGCGATAGTAGTTATATACCATCTGCGATTCGCCCATCTCACGGCGATATGACCAGTGGTGCCCTAGATACATTGCCCAGTTAAGTGAGTAACGGTTTAAACGTGGGCCGTGAACTTCAAATTCTTCATCCGCTAGTTCTACAAGACCTAGTGGAGAAATTGAGATAGTTAAGTCACTCGACGCCGCTCTATACGACGGAGGACTAAAATCAATACCACCACTCATCGATTAATTCCAATCATAGTTGCCCTCATTTTTTAATATACAAAGTATTTGTATCTTTAGCTTTTTTCTTAAGTCTAGCTTCTTTTGCTGCTTCACGCTTCTTAGCTTCTGCTTTAAGATCGCGTTTCTTTGGATCTACCTTACGGATATCGTCTGTATATCCTTCACCTGCTGCAGCATATTGCTGGCTAATTAATTTATTTGCTTGAGGAGTTGTTCCTTTTCCTCTACGCTTAGGATACTTAGCTTTAGCAGCACTTTCAATAGCTTCAAGAAGCTTTGGGTTTGTTGGTACTGTGTTAACCATTATTCTCCCTCATGTAATCCCCGGCCTTGCGACCGGGGACAACATTAGTATACCTTAATTAATCCTGTACCGATGCAGGATTCATGCGGCCATAACGTCCACCGCTACGAATCTCTTCTGAAAGTGCTTGTGCTGCGTTATGAACAAT